AGAACCATTTTTAACCGATCAGGCTAAAGAAAACATAGATTTACTAATAAATGAAAATTTGGACCAAGAAGGTAGGTCTTACAAAAATGCTATGAGAATGATGAGGGACGACGGAATTTTTAGTCTTTTACCAAAATCAGACGATGGATTCGTTAATTTCTTAAACCCATTCCTTCGATTAACAACAAAAGAAAAAAATAAAAAAAAAATAATTAAAATCAAAAGTTATGAGTAACTACCAACAACAACAAGACATCACAAAATTTGAATTCCTATTAACATTGGAGGGAAACATCATTTGTCAACGATTCTTTAACGTTAAGGATCATGTGGAAGACGCGAGACGTTCTATGGATCTTCATTATTATGTAAAAAATATTTGTGAGGATATTTCTGAAGATTTAAAAATAAAAAGTTCCGATTATTTGTGTGAAAATCAAAATTATTTCCTATCTTCGGACTATGTGGAAGATGCCCCCGAGAAGGACAGAGAACATTTTTTATTGGAAATTAAGTTGAATGAAGATGTATTTATTCAAAGAATATTTCCAGCATATTACTACCATCCAAAGGTTAGGTATACTGTTGATATTCGTCCAAAATTGAAGCGTATTTTGTCAGACCTAACTGACATCTTGTCTTCGGAAGAATTGGAAACCACATACTTGAATTATCAATTGTAATTTAAACACACATTATAAAATAAACACATGGAAGAGAGAAATTTTGGGCATTTAGGATTTTCGTTTCAACAATCTTTATTGAAGGCAATCATTGAAGATAAAAAATATGGAGAAACAATTATCGACGTATTAGAGAGTAAGTTTTTTGACAATAACTCATTTAAATTCATTATGGAAAATATGAAGGAGTTATATAAAAACTATAATAAAATACCCGATTACAATACAATTGCACAGAAAATTATGGCGGAAGGTGGTAATAACACCTCATCTAAATCACACGCGGATACATTAGATGCAATTAAAAACAACGAACAACAAGTTGACTACGTTAAGGACACAGCTCTTAACTTTTGTAAACAACAAAACTTAAAAAAGGAATTAAAAGGAGTACAAAGTATTATCGATAATGGAGATTTTGAATCTTATAATAAGATTGAACAAATCATCCAAAGAGCACTTCAAGTAGGTATTTCAAATGATGATGCAACCGACGTATTCCATGGTATTGACGAAGCGTTAGAAAAAGACTTTAGACACCCATTACCGACAGGTATTGTCGGAATTGACAACTTACTTAAAGGTGGGTTGGGAATCGGAGAATTAGGTATTGTATTAGCACCAACAGGTACTGGTAAGACTACCTTACTTACTAAGTTTGCGAATACAGCTTATAACTTAGGTTACAACGTTGTTCAGATTTTCTTTGAAGATAATCCGGGTAACATTAAAAGAAAACACTATACGATTTGGACAGGTATTGCACCTGATTCACAACCAGATAATGTTGAGGAAGTTAAGGCTAAAATTGAGGAAGCTCAACAACGTTCAAAAGGTAGTATTAAATTATTAAAATTGGCAAGTGATAATGTTACCGTTTCTGAAATTAAAAATAAAATCAGAAAAATGAATTCAGAAGGTACTAAAATTGATTTGTTAGTTTTAGATTACGTGGATTGTATCTCATCAGACAAATCAACCAATGGTGATGAATGGAAAGGAGAAGGTTCGGTAATGAGAAGTTTAGAATCAATGACTGGTGAATTTGATATGGCTATTTGGACTGCCACACAAGGTAATAGAGAATCGATAGCTAGTGAGGTAGTTACAGGAGACCAAATGGGAGGTTCAATTAAGAAAGCTCAAATTGCTCACGTTATCTTATCTATTGGTAAAACATTAGAGCAAAAAGAACATAATTTAGCAACCTTAACATTACTTAAATCTCGTATTGGTAAAGATGGTGTAGTATTCCAAAATTGCAAGTTTAACAACGAGTATTTGGAAATTGATACTGAATCACAAAATACCTTATTAGGTCACGAGGAACAAAAAACACAAATCAACGCTAACCGAGCAGCTGAAGCATTTAAAAGAAGACAAGAATTAGCAAATAAATAAAATAAAAAAAATGACAGAAAAAATATTACAAGACAACCCAGGAAGGTTTGTCCTTTTCCCTATCGAACATCATGACTTATGGAAGTTCTATAAACAATCAGAAGCCTCATTCTGGACTGCAGAAGAAATTGACTTAGGTCAAGACGTATCAGATTGGGAGAATAAATTAAATGCGGATGAGCAACATTTCGTTAAACACGTATTGGCGTTTTTCGCGGCTTCAGATGGTATTGTTAATGAGAATTTAGCAATGAATTTTGTAAACGAAGTTCAATATACTGAAGCTAAGTTTTTCTATGGTTTCCAAATTATGATGGAAAATATTCATAGTGAAACATATTCTTTATTAATTGACACATTGATTAAAGATAAAGAAGAACAAGCACATTTGTTTAATGCAATTGAAACCGTACCCGCAATTAAGAAAAAGGCGGAGTGGGCTCTTAAGTGGATTAATTCTGAATCGTTTGTTGATAGATTATTAGCATTTGCTGCAGTTGAGGGTATTTTCTTTTCAGGTTCATTCTGTTCAATTTTTTGGTTGAAGAAAAGAGGTTTATTACCAGGATTAACATTTTCAAATGAATTAATCTCAAGAGACGAGGGTATGCATTGTGATTTTGCTTGTCATTTATATAACAATCATATTGAAAATAAAATCCCACAAGAGAGAATTAAAGAAATTATTTGTGGAGCTTTAGAGATTGAAAAAGAATTTATTCTTGAGGCATTACCTGTACGTTTAATTGGTATGAATTCGGATTTGATGTCACAATACCTTGAATTTGTTACCGACAGACTATTAGTCGCGTTAGGTGTACCTAAGGTTTATAATTCAGAAAATCCGTTTGACTTTATGCAGAATATTGCATTACAAGGTAAAACAAATTTCTTTGAAAAAAGAGTCGCTGAATATCAAAAGGCGGGAGTTAATAATGTATCAGAAGATTTAGATTCTGCGTTTGGTGATGTAGATTTTTAATTTAAAAAAGGCTTAACAAAATGAAAGTAAAAAAAAGAAATGGTGAATTAGAAGAGATGAGATATGACAAAATAACTAAACGTATTAGTGTTCTTTGTCACGATTTAAATATGGAATACATCGACCCAACGTTTGTTACCCTAAAAGTAACTTCGGGGATTTACGATGGGATTTCAACAACTGAATTAGATGTGTTAGCAGCAGAAACTGCAGCCGCTATGGTAACAACACATCCAGATTATGCGAAGTTGGCGGGTAGATTAGCTGTTTCCAATTTACATAAAACAACACCTAAAAAGTTTTCACAATCAATGAAAGAATTACACTCCTTCATTGAACCAAAAACAGGTAAAGAATCTTCATTAATTGATGATAATGTATACCAATTTGTTTTAGCAAATAAAGAAATTTTAGATGGAGCTATCGATCAAGATCGTGATTTAGATTTTGATTATTTTGGAATTAAAACTTTAGAACGTTCTTACCTATTAAAAATTGGTAGTCGTATTGTTGAGAGACCACAATATCTTTATATGAGAGTTGCGGTTGGTATTTGTAAAGGTGATGTCGAAATGGCATTGAGAATCTATGATGATTTGTCACAACATTTTTATACACATGCAACACCCACATTATTTAATGCGGGAACTAAAAGAGCACAAATGTCATCTTGTTTCTTAATTGGAAATAAGGGGGATGACATTGACGGGTTGTTCGATACAATTGCTGACGTTGCAAAGATTTCTAAGTGGGCTGGTGGTATCGGATTACACGTACACGATGTTCGTGCTAAAGGTTCATATATTAAAGGAACAGGTGGAGAATCTGATGGTCTATTACCAATGATGAAAACATATAATGAGGTTGCTCGTTGGATTAACCAAGGTGGTAAACGTAAAGGTTCATTTGCAATTTATCTTGAACCATGGCACGCTGATGTTTATGAGTTTATTGATTTAAGAAAGAATCATGGCAAGGAAGAAATGAGAGCGAGAGATTTATTCTTAGCAATGTGGACACCTGACTTATTCATGAAACGTGTAGAGGAAGATGGTGATTGGACATTGTTCTCACCCGATGAAGCACCGGGTTTATCTGACGCATATGATACACCTGAAGAAAAGACATTTACTATGTTGTACGAATCTTACGAACAACAAGGGTTAGGTAGAAAAGTGGTTAAGGCAAGAAAATTAATGGATGCAATTTTAACTGCACAAATCGAAACGGGAACACCTTATATGTTATATAAAGATCCTGCTAACTATAAATCAAATCAAAAGAATTTAGGTACAATTAAATCATCAAATTTATGTACAGAAATCATAGAATACTCATCACCAACAGAACAAGCTGTTTGTAATTTGGCTTCAATCGCATTGCCTAAGTATATCGTAAATGGTGAATTTAACCACGATATGTTATACGAATATACCTACCAAGTTGTAAAAAACTTGAACAACGTAATCGATTTAAATTTTTATCCAACCGAAGAAACAAAACGTTCAAATTTCAGACATCGTCCTGTTGGTTTGGGTGTTCAAGGATTGGCAGATGTATTATGTATGTTACATTTACCATTTGAATCTGATGACGCAGATAAACTACAAACTGATATTTTTGAAACAATATATTTTGCGGCGATGACGTCATCAAAAGATTTGGCTAAAGAATTCGGAGCTTACGAAACAATAGTCGGTTCACCGATTGAAAAAGGAATCTTCCAATATCAAATGTGGAATAAAGTTGATTCTGATTTATCTGGTCGTTGGGATTGGAAATCATTAAGAAAAGATGTTATCAAATTTGGAGTTAGAAACTCATTATTGGTAGCACCTATGCCAACAGCTTCTACCGCACAGATTTTAGGTAACAACGAAGCATTTGAACCATTTACAACTAATCTATATTCTCGTCGTACATTAAGTGGTGAGTTTGTTATGATTAATAAACATTTGGTAAAAGATTTATTAAATCTTGGAATGTGGAATGAAGGAATTAAAAATAAACTAATTATGGAAAATGGTTCGGTTCAAAATATTCCAGAATTACCAACAGAATTAAAAGAGGTTTATAAGACCGTTTGGGAAATGTCACAAAAGAGAATTTTACAAATGGCGGCAAATAGGAGTGTATTTATTGACCAATCACAATCATTGAATTTATTCATTGATAATGCAACTAAACCTAAGTTATTAGCGGCACATTTATTTGGATGGAAGTTAGGATTAAAAACGGGTATGTACTACTTAAGAACGAGAGCTGCGGTTGATGCGTTAAAGGGATTAGGAGTTGATACATCTACACCAAAATCGGTAGAACAATCGACAGGACAACAACCCGCAGTGTATCCAACCACACCAACAAATAATCCAATTATTAGTGAGAATACACCCGAATTACAAATGACAATTGAAAGACCAACAGACTCACCATTCGAATGTGAAGGATGTGGTTCATAAAATGACCTTTTAATGTCAAAACAATATTAAATCCAACTTAGGTTGGATTTTTTATTTATTACCATTTTGGATTAGTTTATATTTATATTCATGGCGACAACATATGGAATTGATTTCCCATTTAGAGATAGTTTAAAGGGTGATTATGTTAAATTAACAACAACACCTGAAAGAGAAGTACGAGCGAATCTTATACATCTTTTATTGACAAAAAGAGGTAGTCGTTACTTTTTACCCGATTTTGGTTCAAGATTATACCAATATATCTTTGACCAAAACGATACCGTTACGTTTGATTTAATTGAGGATGAAATAAGAGAATCGGTTAAAAAATACATTCCAAATTTAGATATAACAAATTTAGATGTTATGTCTGCAGAAGATGACCCTGATACTGTTAGAACATTTAATCAAGATGAAGATGAGAGATTATTTAGGGTTTCCGACAACACAACTAAACCACACACCGCAGTAGTGAAAATTGAATATACAGTTAATAACGGAGCATTTTCATCTTCGGACTTTATAATACTAAACATTTAAAATGGCTAAGAAAATATCATACGCAACTAGAGATTTTGCAGGACTAAGACAAGAATTAGTAAATCTAACAAGAGAATATTATCCTGATTTGGTTAAAAACACCAATGATGCATCCATATTCTCAGTTTTATTAGATTTAAATGCTGCAGTTGCAGATAACTTACACTTTCACATTGATAGGGTTTGGCAAGAAACAATGTTGGATTTTGCACAACAAAGACAATCTCTTTTTCACATTGCAAAAACATATGGTATAAAAATTCCTGGAACAAGACCATCAGTTGCGTTGTGTGATTTCTCAATAAACGTACCTGTTCGTGGTGATAAAGAAGATGAAAGATATTTGGGAATACTAAGAATCGGTGCACAAGTTTCAGGTGGAGGACAAATATTTGAAACAATTAACGATATTGATTTTTCAAGTCCGTTTAATGATAAGGGAGAACCAAACAGATTAAAGATACCTAACTTTGATGGTAATAATACGTTAGTTTCTTACACAATTACAAAGAGAGAACCCGTAGTTAACGGAGTAACAAGAATATATAGAAGAGTAATAAGTGAGTTAGACCAAAAACCTTTCTTAAAACTTTTCCTACCTGAACAAAATGTTTTAGGTGTAGTAGGGGTTATACACAAAGAAGGAACATCTTTCGGAACCAATCCAACATCTTCTGAATTTAATGCGTCTACAAATAAATGGTATGAAGTTAAATCACTAATACAAGACAAAGTATTCATAGAAGACCCGACTGCAGTATCTGATAAAGATAATTTTAAGGCGGGTACCTACCTACCAGTTAATAATAAATTCTACACAGAATATACCCCTGAAAGTTATTTTTCATTAACCTTTGGTAGTGGATCGGTTGACCCATTAGAGAATTTAGACAATTACATGACAGGTCAATTGAAAGTTAATTTGGCTAGTTATTTAAACAACATGTCATTGGGGTCAATACCTAAAGCAAACACGACATTGTTTGTGAAATATCGTATTGGTGGGGGTAAAGATTCGAATTTAGGGGTTAATATCATTACGAGTATAGATAATATTGAATTTAACATAAATGGTCCTAATAACGCAATTAACTCACAAGTTGAATTATCTTTAAGGGTTAACAACGTAACCGCAGCTGTGGGAGGAGCAGACCAACCTACAATCGAAGAAATTAGAAACATGATTTCTTATAATTTCGCGGCACAAAATAGAGCGGTAACATTAAATGATTATAAGTCATTAATTGAGACAATGCCATCTACATACGGAGCACCAGCTAAAGTTAACGTAATGGAGGAAGATAATAAGGTTAGAGTAAAATTATTATCATATGATGACCAAGGTAATCTAACCGATGTAATATCTAACACATTAAAAAACAACATATTAAGTTATCTTTCGGAATATAGAATGATTAACGACTATATTGAAATTGCAAATGGTCAAGTTATTGATTTAGGATTGGATGTTGACCTAATGATTGATAAAAACGAAAATCCAACCGACGTTATAAAACAAGTAATTCAAACATCTACATTATTTTTTGCAATCGATAAACGTAAAATGGGTGACCCATTGTTTATAGGTGACCTAATGAGAGAAATTGGTGCAATTGCTGGTGTGGTTAACGTCGTGGAAATAAAAGTCTTCAATAAAATAGGGGGTAATTATTCATCATCTGAAGTATCACAATCATATAAAGATAGTACAACTAAAGAGATACAACAAATTGATATGACGGTATTCATGCAGTCAAATCAAATATTCCAAATTAGATTCCCAAATAGTGATATAAGGGTAAGAACTAAACCTATAGGAACGACTACATACTAAAATGTTTTTTCGTTATAATAGTAGAAAATCACATGCTTTCTATTTATTAAGAGAATGATGCAAAAACATAGAATTTCAACAAATATCGGTAAAGAACAGAAGGTCACTGTCGAATTAAAACAAGACTACGACCAACTGGAAATTTTATCCTTAAAATTCTCACAAACAGATGTTTATACATCACTTTGTGCGGACTATGGGGTGGTTTGTGGTAGAATTACCGCGAATGACGGATTTGGAATACCTAATGTTAGAGTATCAATATTTGTACCTCAAACCGAAGCAGATTCAACCGACCCCATAATTTCTGCGTTATATCCTTACACCGAAGTTTCAGATAAAAATGATGACAATTATAGATATAATTTGTTACCAGCAAGAAAACAACATGGTGGACACAAACCAACAGGAACCTTTCCAGATCAATCGGATATTTTAACAAGAGAGGAAGTATTAGAAGTATACGAAAATTATTATAGATACACCGTTAAGACTAACGAATCGGGTGACTTCATGATTTGGGGTGTGCCGGTGGGTAAACAAACATTACATGTCGACTTAGATTTATCTGATATTGGTTGTTTCTCATTAAGACCTTATGACTTTATTAAAAGAGGAGAAGGTATTGAGAAGTTTGAAAGATACTATGAATTTAAATCAAGTTCAGATATAGATGGGTTACCACAAATTATCAAATACGATAGAACTATTGAAGTTTTCCCGTTTTGGGGAAATCTTGATTTATGTGAAATAGGTATATCAAGGGTTGATTATGACATATCACAAAGTGGTATTAGAATCGAACCTATATCATTAATTTTAACATCTACAATTACAGACGATAATGGAGATGCCGT